CTGAGCGAGTTGTAGAATGCTATCCAGTTGTGAATACAACTTGGTGTGTGATCTGAATGGAGTCCGAGGCCCCCTTGTTGATGCTCGCCGTACCCAACACCGACCGCGCGATCATGCTTCCAGAAAGTGCCGTCCCCCCAAACAGGCCGACTTCGTGAATCGCCGCCGCGCCCGCAGGATTATTGGCGGCAAAGGTCGCCTGGAAATTGCAGCTCATGTTGCCGGCGTCTGATGCATCCATTGACGCATCGGAAATGTGAACGGACGCCGTGCTGGCAATCAGTGATGCCTGATCTGATGCCGCGGCCGTCGTGCTCGTGCCGATGCCCATCCGCTGAACCCAACTCGACGCCTCGCCACCCGTGACAATGCGCTCGCAAAGCCAGTTCAGTCCGTAGGTCGCCATGATGTTCTCGACGTGGTCGAACTCCTGCTTGATCACGCCATCCGGCCCGACCAAGCGAATCTTGATCCGATTCTTAGCGCGGAATGGCGAATGCTTTTCGAGTGCAGCATTCGCGGCCTCCAATGCCGCGACCTTGTTTTCAAGTTCGCTGATGTAGTTTTCCGAGTTGAGCATGAATGTCCTCCTATGTGTGCGTTTTCTGCTTGAGAACGCCGTCGGGTCCGTAGACCTCGACCATGACCCTGTCGCCGGCGCCGCATGGCTGAGAAAAGCCTTGCGACGAAAACAGCCTCAAAATTCGATTGTCAGCTTGTCTGAGTTTTTTCGCAAGGTTTTTCAACCTGTCGCCCATAATATCCAATTCACGCGCCGCCGCCTGCGGGTCATTGCGCATCAACTCAAGCAGCACCTTCAGCTCACCGATCATATTTTCCTCGGTCGTCCAGGCCCGCGGGCAACCGCCCGCTCTGTCGGTTCAATGCTGGCCACCTCCATCAACGGCGCCGCCTTTTTCTTGTCCGGCTTCTCGCCTTCGACGATTTCGCAAAGCCCACGCGCAAGCATGATGTCCCGCACCGGCTTATCAGGCTCAATTATCTCGCCCTTGGCGTACATGAAATACGGTCGCAGGAATCGGATTTTCATTAATTGCCCTCGGAATGCTCGGTGCAACCGAATTCGCCAGTTGTGACAAAATCGCCGCCGATGCCCTCGGTAAAGCAAAGTGATAGAGCAGGACGTTCTAGGTCGAAGTCGGGTCCATTATCAACCGTCAACCGATTGCACAGTCCCCACACCGCACCATTACGATGCTTGTTTTGCATTTCTGCACGCCATTCGCTTTTATACCAATGACTGCAGGTTGAACACGTTTTCATCTGTTACCCTCAGCCTAACCCGGTGTGCAGCGTCTCAGGCTTGTATTTATTATACCACGCCCCGACCGTCAGACACTCAGGTTTATGGGATTCGTCGAATCCGGTGACCATCATCTCCAGATGCCCGATCCGCACATCAGGATGCACGTAGCACGTCAACCCAGCTTTTTCCCATGATTTCCAAAAGAAAATGTCATCATCAACGTGGTCAAAATGCGTCCAGGTCCCGTCCGGCCCAGGCTCATGTGCAAAGTATGGCAAGGGCAATTTTCGAAGCGCTGCTGCTCGGATCAGAGTCAGCCCGAAGTGCGCCGTATTGACCTTAAACGGCCGCCCGGCCACCTCCTGCTTTTCGCAACCCTTGACCGTACAAAGAGGCGTGTCAGCATTTCTTTTGCGCTGTAGCGCGGCCAGGGCGTCGATATGGGCATTCCTGCCGAAGGCCCCAAACATCGCATCCAGGTGTTGAGGCGAAAACATCGTGTCGTAATCCAGCGTCAGAATCCAATCGGCGTCGCCCTTTAACGCACCCTCCAGGGCCCCCTGCATACACTGGCCCCAATAGGCCCCTGTGAACCGCCGCAGCGGAATATTCCAGTGCTGCAAGGCCTCGTGGATGCAGCCCCAGTGATCGTTGAATCCCAACCTTGGAATCGAACAGACTGCCATGATTTTTATTTCCATCTGTTTGATGTGCGCCGCAGACGGCGGTCCGGATATCGGTTTGCCCATTGGTTTGATGCCCATCAAATTCAAAGAGCACGGATGCATGGACGTGTCGTCTGATCCGTCCCAAACCTGAATATGCGCCAACCCGGCGTCCTCCATCAAATCATGCAATCTTGCCCGATCAAAAACGCTTTCGTGATAATCGCTCGCATGTGTTTGCCCGCCCATTAAATAAAGATGCCAGCGCGGATCGCCCGCCTTCCGCAAGTCAATGATTTTATCGTAATCCGGCACGCTGATAAACATCCGGCCACCTGGCGCAAGCACGCGCGCCCATTCCTTGAGCACCTTTGGAACGTCATCGAAGCCAAAGTGCTCAAGCACGTGGCTTGCGCGAATTTCCTTGACGCTTTCGTCTGTAATCGCGATGCAATTCCCATTGTCCTGGACGATGTTCAGCGGAAGCGGATAGGCCTCGGTTCCCAGCGTCCGATCAATATTTATATATCCCGGAATCTTTACCCTTGCGCTTCCAATGTTCAGCTTTAAATCACTCATGGCTTGTAATCGAACCTCCTCATCATGTCCCCATTGCGCTCCCAAAACAGATCTTGCAGGTCCTTCGGCATCTCTTTGCGATAGACGCGCTTGACGCCATTGCGAAACAGTATGGCATCGCGCCGCTTCAACTCCTCGAACGTCTCAAGTTCGATCATTTTGATCGGTTCAAAATTCACGCTGATTTCGTTGAATGCGATTTTTAAGGCCTCAATCGGCTCACGGATAAGGAACTCAAACTTGATAACGGTTAATGGTGTCTGGCGCTGCGTCCACGCCCTGGCGTGCGCGCCCCAGTCCCAGCATTTCCCGTCGAACCGCTTCAGTCGGCCCTCAATAAGCGCCTTCAAAACAGTTTCGTATTTCAAATTTGTGTTGCGCGTATAGCCGCATTCCATGTCGTAATGCGCGTGAGAACAGATCGCGTCGCGACCGTCACGAACAAGCAGGATCGCCGGATCGCGTGTCGCAACCTCAAGGTCGTGTCCATGTGTTTTGACTGCATAATACGGGTATTGCGTAGCGCGAATGTGTTCAGCGTTTGCCACACTTGGCGCGCCATCGTTAAAGGCATCGTCATACGGATCGTTTGTATATCGGCTAAAGGTCTTTAATCCGTAGATCTGTTCAATGCAATATCGCAGGTAATTTGATCCAGACCTTGGATAACTGGCAAGCCAAATGAATCTTTTACCCATGAGCGTCCCCACGCTTTTTATTATGGCGAGCGGTGACGCAGATCACCGCCCGCCATTACAACTATGCAACCTGAACTGAATCGTTCGTGCTGGCAACCATTGCGGTAGTGCTGGCCGGACCATCGCCCCGGGCCTTTAACACAATTGCGCCAACCATGACGTTCCCGCCCGTGGTCGTGCCGGCCGTGAACGACAGCCGCAGGTAGCGCTTGCCACCCAGGTTATCGACCTCGTACCGATGCTGTTTCGCGGCCGTCAAATCAAGGCTCTTGTTTGCCACGACCGTAGCAAAATTTGTAACGACAGTCGTATCGCATGACAGCAACGAAAGCGTGCTGTTCGCGGCGTGAGTAGTCTCTTCAATCGAAAGATTCACAAGAATCGTTGCGGCGTTGTAACCGCGCATGTCAACGTTCGCGGTCACCGTCGCACCGTCCGTTACCAACTGCGAAGCAAGCGCCACCTCGCTGACTGCCCTTTGGATCTGTTTCATTTCTCAACCCTCACAAATGCAAGTTCTTTTTGTTTTGTGGCCCCGGCGCCAGGCCAGGGCCACAGGTCCGTCAGGATGGTTACGACGCGGCGCTGATCAGTCCGACCACCGGCCCGGCGACGGAAGTGTCACCAATGTCGTGAACGTTGATGTCAAAGCGCTCGGTCCCGCGCACGGCGACCTCGTCATACTCGAAAACGCTCTCACCGCCGACCGTCGCGTGCTCGGAGAATGCAAGGCTCGTCATTCGGCGATCACCGAAATCAGCCGCCAGGCCGAAATCGCCCAGCAAGCAGGCGATCTGACTATTGGCGTCGGTCTTGGGCATCACCTGGCTGATAACAACCGGGTAACCCATGAATGACTTCACGATCTTGCCCTGTAGGTCCATGACCGTATTGCCACCAGCGGCGTGCATGAGCTTCTGCATCACGCTGCCCCAGAACACCTTATGGCAGACCCATACGGCATTCGGCGTGTCGGCGAACTCAGGCAGAATCGAGACAACTTTGTTGAAATCGGCCAGAGCAAACTCGCTGAACAGGTTGCCGGCAGCCACAACCAGGCCCTTGATGTTGCCAATGGTTCCGCTCACAGCCAAGAGCTTCGGACATACACCGAAGATCGTGCCGTAGGTCGAAGTACCGTCGCCATTGAATCCGCACTCGTCTTCTTTGTTCGCGAACGCGTAGGCGATTTCGCCAACGAGGTCATCGGCAACGTTGATCGAGGCATCCTCGCTGAGTTCGTTGGTCATGCGAGTCAATACGCCGATCTTTTTGGCAACCAGTTGAACGTTGTCCCAGGTCTTGCTGGACTCCGTAATCTGCGCAGCCTCACCAACGAAATACGCGGTCAGCCCGGTCTTGCGGCGTGAGCGATTCTTGGTGTCGCCGGACATCGGAGACCTGCGAGCCAGGCCACGAAAAATGCCGTACTGCTCTTTGAGGTCGATGATGGCGCTGTCAACTTCCTCCGGCACCAGGTAGCCGCCTTGGTAATTCAGTTCCTCGGAGTGTAGGCGCACTTCCTTTTCGTTCTTGTCGTCCCAACCGACGATCTCGAGCCCGTTTTCCAGACAAAAACGCTGCGCCTTGCGGTTGCCACGGGTCGCGGCGATCCACATACCGATGCGGTAGGCTCGTTCGTTGGCCTTCATGCCGGTGTAGGTGTCGTCTTTGATGTTGCTGCAGCGAGTTGCCCGTGCGCTCGCCGGCAGTACGAACTTCGCCTTTTCTGCTCTGTTTTCTGGTTCGGACGGCTTGGTTTCGCGTTTTTCAGGCTGATTCAGCTCAGAATCCAGCGCTTCGAGCTTGTTTTTCCTGCTTTCTAGATTCTCTTTGCGCTCGATTTCGGTCCGATTCTCTTCGATTTTCGACATGATTCCGTCGATTTTCTTTCCTTCGTCTTCCGAAAACTCTCGTTTTTCGGTCTCGCAAAGCGCCTTGAGCTTGCGTGCTTCCTCAAGCAACGCCTTAATTTCGGCCTTTAACTGCTCGATTGTCTTCATTTTTAAGCCCTTTTTCTTGCATTTTCGCTTGTTTTTCACGCCCCAAGAGCGCATTTCACCCAAGGTGAAGATAAAAAACTACGCATTCTCAATTATTTTCACAAGATTAATCTTTCTAATCAGGTTTTGGTGACGCCTTGAAACGTCGTCCTGATCGCGCTTGCACTTTTGCTCAAAGGCCCGCACTGCGATGTCGGTTTCATCGTATGCCGGAAAAGTGACGGGCGAAACATCGTACAGATCGACATCCTGCAACTCGCGCACCACAGACATGCGGCCGTCCACGATCCGCTCCGTCCATTCGTCCAATCGCGTGATGAAAGCGAATGACATTTGATCGACGTCACCGCGGGCGATCAATTCCCGCAGGTCTGCCGCCGCCGTCGTGTTGGGTAGATCGATTTCAATTGCCAGGCCTTTGTCGTCTTCGGCAATCCGCAGGGTCCCGCTGGTCGTTCGTCCCAACACAACGCCTGAATCGTGATTCCACAGCGCTTTGACGTCCTGTTTTTCATCGATGGCGCGCCGAAATGCGCCTGGTTTGATCGTCTCTTTGAATCCGCCCAGGTCCCGACTCATGCTGTCGTAAAGCGCTGCATGTCCGACAAGCATGTTTTTGTCGCCGGCTTTGCGGATCTCGATCCCGGTCACGCCAAACGTTCTGATTTCTCGTTTCATTTTCGCAGCTCCTTGATCGCATTATGGATCACTTCGGCCTCTGGCTCTGATTCCAAGTTCCACTTTCCAAGCCGCTTCAGGTGAGACGTGCAGATCCTGGCTGTCAGCTCGGCCTCGTCTATCTTGCGGCCGTGCGCGTAATAAAGCGGCGTGATGTTGCGCACCGCGTCATTAAGCGCGCTCCACACGTATTCCTCGTGGGAGATCACGAAACCTTTCATCCAGTCGTCGAAATCGTTGCGCTTGCCGGCCCTGGCGATCTTGTCTTCCTCGATACGGCACAGCCGACCCATCGCGCTCTCAATGGATCGCCATAAGGCCCGGTCGATGGCCTCAACCTTGCGCTCTTCGTCGTCCTGGTCGTCTTCTTCGTCGTCGTCGTCGTCTGGCTCTGGTGCGGGCACTGGTTGCGGTGCGGGCGTCGGCATCATCTGATCCATGTTTTTGACGTCCATCATGTTGCCCGGCGACAGATAAACGTCACCGGCCTCGCCTATCGGTGGCATGTTTTCCTTCTTACGGATGTCGTTGACGCTGAACCAACCCCATTGACGGCCCTTTGCGTAGCTCTCAGCTCGCGTCTTGATGTCGCCCCGAAGCAAAGCGTCTAGGTTGTGCTCAACGTAAAGGTCGCGGTCCCCTGGCTGATTCAAAAGCTGACGCTTGATTTCCTTTTCCCATCGCACGCACCAACCCATGAGCGTGTCGGTGACGTATTCCAGCGATTGCATTTCAAGCGTGTTGAAGTTCGCCTTGAGCAGATGATGGATCTTTGACGGTGGGATCCTGAACCACCGGCAGACCTCTTCAATTTCAAAATTCCTGGTTGAAAGGTATTGGGCATCCTCTGGCGTGATCGCCAACTTGTCGAGCTTCAGCCCCTCCTCGAGCACCAGCACCTTAAAGGCGTTCTCGCCCTTCCCAGCGCGCTCAAGCGTGCGGCGCAAGTTCTGCTCTGCCTGCTCCGACATCGTTTCAGGATGCACGGCCACGAGGCCAGGCTGACAGTTGTTCCCGAACATGGCAGCGCCGAAGCCCTCGGCCGCCTTCGCCAGTCCAAGAGATTCCCGCGCCATCCGCACCACGCTGTAGCCCATCAGTCCGTTGTAGCCCAGGCCTTTGACATGCAGCACCTTCCGCGCTGGCAACACGGTGGACCCGTCGTATTTGTAGACGATCTTTTCATCGACTCGCCGTACTTCCATCTTCTGCGGTTCCAGGATCTCAAGGCGCTTGACCTCGCCGGATCCAGTGCGAATGATTTCAGCATAGGCGTTCCCGTAGCCCATCAAGTGCGCTGTCAGCGTCTCACGAAACGTCATCGCCGACATTTCAGCGTTGGGAGCTTCGTTCAAAATCGCGTAGAGCGGATGGTCATAAACTTTTTCTCGGTTCTGGCGTTCTGGATCGGTGAAGCGGTAGAGCGGCAACCCAAGTTTAGAGATGTCCTCAGAGATGTTGTGCGTTGCCGCCCATACCGCTGCGATGCTCAGCGCCGTCTGTTCGTTGATCCGGACGCCCGCCTGCGTCTGCAAGCCCCCGGACATGTAATTCCAGCCCACGTCGGAGTCAATCGGTGTCGATCCGCGCTTGCTCAAAAGCCTGTCGAAAAGCATAGCCTATTTTCCTCGCCGGATATGCGGACGGATCAATCCAAACCCAACCGCAACCATGCCCACACCACCGAGAATGATACCGCTCGGCGCATATATCAGGTAGGCCCCATAGATCACAATACCCAGTCCCGCAAGAATGCAAATATCACCGACCACGTCAGCGCCGATTTTCAAAGGAATATTCCCCCTCGCTTTTCGTAAACAGATTCCTTTTTGATCGTCTTCGCCATGCTGCAACCCAGTCCCATAACCGCCGCTATGATGCCGTCAATTTTCTCCGTCGCCTTCGCCTTGTTGATTTTTATGTTGTCTGCCGGATCCCGCGTAATCACCGCGTTGCTCGCCATCCAACGCAAAATCTTGTGTCCTCCATGGTCCAAAGTATGCGATATGACCATCGTCTCGAACTTTTTACAAGGGTCATTCATCGACAGATACCCTTGGCGAAATTCGATCATTGGCAAACCGTGCTGATCTGCCAGGCCCACGCATAGCTGCCGGGCGTTGTACGGGTCAAAGCCGATTTCCTGAACGTCGTAGGTTTCGCAGATCTTCAGAAGATCTGTTTTGATAAACTCGTAATCGATCACGTTCCCAGGCGTCGCCGTGATCAAGCCCTCGTCGCGCCATAGCTCATACGGCACTTTGTCGCGCCTGGAGCGCTCAAGGATGCGGTCGGCCGGACAATAGAACCAGCACAAAAGTTTGTGGTCGTCATTTGGGAAATAAAGCACCAGCGACGCCAGGTCGATGGTGGACGCCAGGTCCAGGCCACCAAAGCACGGTCTTCCAATCAGCGCCTTTTTGTCGAAATGCCCGCCGCACAGGTCCCAGTGCTCCATCTGGATCCACCGCTCTGCTTGCTCGGTGCGGATGTTCAAATGCAGGCGCTTGAAAGTGTTTTCGTAAGACGGAACCTCTTGCGCCCGCTTACACTCCCGCGCCAAATATTCCTCCGAAACCGAAATCCCGAAGTTCGGGTTAGCCTTGCGCCAGATCTTCGGGTCCTTCCAATCGTCGTCCTTCGTGGCCTCGTAGACCACCGGCAAAAACGAAGCGTCGTCAATGATGCCATCCCGGATCTTGGTCGCGTAGTCATATTTCTCGTTGCAAATCGACGGCCGCTCATAGTCGCTTGTCGTGATGTACAAAATAAGCGGTTGTCGTCTCGATCCCGTCGAGGTCCCCAGCACGTCCACAAGCTCGCGATTCGGTTGAGCATGCAGTTCGTCAATCACGGCCAGGTGTGTGTTGTAGCCGTGTTTTGTGTCGGCGTCAGCGGAGATCACCTTGTAGCTCGACATTTGGCTTTCGTACATGATGGCCCGCTGGCCCAGGCCCCCATAGATCTTGAGGCGCTCAGCCAGAAGCGGGTTCTGGTGGACCATGCCCTTGGCTTGATCAAAGACCAGCGTTGCCTGTTCGCGGTCGGCCGCCGCCGAATAGATCTCCGCGCCTGGCTCGCCGTCGGCAACCAGAACGAACAAACAGAATCCCGCAATCAGCGTCGTCTTGCCATTCTTGCGAGGCACGAATACGAATGCCTCGCGGTATCGACGCCGGCCGTCCGGTTCCACCCATCCGAAAACGTTGGCGACTATTGCGGCTTCCCACGGCTCAAGGCCGAATGGCGTCTTTGCCTTGTCGCCCTTGACGTGAGTCAGCATTTCGGGAAAGAATTCGACGGCTCGGTGAGCTTTTTCAACGTCGAACAGATGCCCTTTTGCCGTCACGCACGGGTCATATCCAGGAATGGCTGAAATCAGATTTAGGTCTTTCGACCCGATTTCACCCGGCGTCAGTAAAGTATTTCTTTTTCTTCTCGGCCGCTTCATCTTTTTGCGGTGTGACCCCCACGCTGATCCGTGCTCTGGCGCTCGGCGTCAAGCCGAACTGCGCCTCAAGTTTGCCCAGCAACGTCGATAGCTTGACCTCCATCGCAAACTGCGGCCACTCCTCGACGCCCTGTAGGGCCCCGTCGGCGCCCTTAACTCCGTGGACCATGCCGTGCTTGTCGATCCATTCCTTGCACGTCAGCCATTGCTCAAGCAGCACGCAGTAGCGCCCCAGGGCGGTCTGGTCCAGCTCGGCGATGATGCGAGCGTTCCCCAGCATCCGCGTGATATGCTTCCATGCCGCCTTGGAGACCTTTGACGTCAGCCACTTCGGGCGCTCCGGTATCACCGGGTCCACCTGCACGCCGGTCTTGGCGATCTCTTTTGCCCTCCAACTGCCGCGCATTTCCAAAACCTTTTGCGGCGTCGGTGGCGGTCCTCGTAGGCCCATGTCAATCCCCTTTCATTTCACTTTTGATCTATCACCTAACGTGCATTTTACACCGAAAAACCCAAAAACACCCTTTTAAAAATTATCCGTTTTTGTAAGTTCCACAATCTACTAGCGTTACGGGTTTGAAACTCGTGAAAAAATGTGCATGGG